AAACTATTTTAGATAGTTATTCTGGAACAGGATCTCAAATAATTAAAAAGATTGAGCAGGCGCCACTTTTCAAACCTCAAGATAATGTTCAATGGACAAATGGTGCGCCTAACATGAGTGATTTTTATCAGTCCCGCGTGAATCCTGGAATAAGAAACAACATGGTAAAACCATTTGAGTCTGTACGTGTTGGACCTGGTTTAGACAAAGGGTATTCTGCGAGTGGTTCTAATGGTTACAACTCTGGAATGGAAGCGCGAGACCAATGGTTGCCAAAAACAGTCGATGAGTTGCGTGTTGCCACCAATCCCAAGGAAGAATTTTCTTTAGAAAATCATCAAGGTCCTGCACAAGCATCAATAACTAATATAGGCATTTTAGGAAAAGTCGAGAAAAATAGACCCGACACTTTTTTTATTAATTCACAAGACCGTTGGTTAACAACTACAGGAGCCGAAAAGGCGCAACGTGTTATTGCAGATGAAGATCTTAAACAACAACACAGAACAGAAACAACAGCGCACTTAACTGGTACACCAAATGCTGTTCTAAAAACGGCTAGTTATGTTCCTAAGATACATGAAATGTCAAAAAGAATGCAACTTGATTCTGCAAATCATATAGGACATTCCAATGCTTCCGGATCTGGTCCGCATACTGATGGCGAATCATTTTTAAAAAGTCATACGAATTATGTAAATAGCAGGAGTGTCAATATGCAACCTCAAACATTTGGATCGGGATTCTCAAGCGCCATTGGTGCTGTTATTGCGCCACTCATGGATGTATTTAAGCCGGCAAGAAAAGAAGAATATGTCTCAAATATGCGCGTATATGGCAATATTATTGGAGAAGTGCCAGGCAACTATGTGCTAACACAGGGCGACGTACCAAATACCACGGTTAAAGAGACAACTCTTTATCAGCCAAATAGTTTCATTGGCAATCAAGTAAATGGTGGTGCTTATGAGGTTACTGAACAACAATCAATCACAAATCAACGCGATACTACAAGCGACTTTTGCCAATTGAATCCCAGCGGAGGTGCTGGAACCAAACATGGTGCAAAACAGTACGATTCTGTTTACAGACAGACTAACAATGAAGCAAAAGAGAAGTCTATTGTGGCTAGGACAAATCAAGGAAATATGGCTATGTTTAATTCTGATATGAATGTCTCTTATTCTAAGCTGGACTGTGATCGCGAGAATAATCGAATGTGGGCGCCTAGTGCAGTAATTCCTAGCGGACCATCTGTGCGAACATATGGCAAAGCACATATGCCACAACTTTTAAATTCTTGTACTACAGGTTGTGACAGAATTAATCCAGATATTCTTTCTGCATTTCGAAGCAATCCTTATACATTCAGTTTATCAAGTGTTGCGTAAACAAATGCAATCAAATCCAAATAATATAACAATTACGTAATATTAAAATATAAAAACACTATTTTAATATTAATAAACGCAACAAATAATGGCTTTACCAATTCATCAAAATATCAAAACAAAGTTAGAATACTTTCACAGCATTCATAAAATTCCCAATATTATATTTAACGGTCCATCAGGATCAGGTAAGAGTACAATTGTAAATGATTTTGTTAGTTTAATTTACGAAGGCAACAAAGAAATAATAAGAGATTTTGTTATGTATGTGAATTGCGCGCACGGTAAAGGTATTAAATTTATAAGAGATGAACTAAAGTTCTTTGCAAAGACTCATATTAATTCAAATGGTGGAAATACCTTCAAGAGCATTATACTATTAAATGGAGACAAACTAACAATGGATGCACAGTCCGCTTTGAGACGATGCATTGAGTTATTCAGCCATAATACGCGTTTTTTCATCATTGTGGAAGACAAATATAAATTATTGAAACCAATTTTGTCACGATTTTGCGAGATCTATGTCCCTGAACCAGAATATAAAGGAAAAATAATAAATCTATACAAATACAATCTAGATGAGACCTTTAAACTAACAAATGTAAAACAAATAAAGAATGAATGGTTGAAAAAAGAGCTACAAAAACAGTTAACCTTAGACGCCACAAATTTTAAAGCCATAAATTTTAAAGCCATAAATTTAGAAACAGATTTAATTGCATTTTCTACAAAATTATACGAGAAAGGATATAGTGCTTTAGATGTAATTAAATTATTAGAAGACAGCACTATCTTTAAAATAGAGGAATTAAAAAGATATGAATTGTTAGTTGCTTTTAACAAAGTACGAAAGGAATTTAGAAATGAAAAATTGTTGCTACTATTTATTATGAATTTCATATTTTTAGATATAGAGACCAATTTAGACAATATTTCTTTTATTTAAGGAGGGTAAAATCTCTTTTGACACTCTTATTTTAATCCATTTTGACAACTACTATTTCTATTTTGTTTGCTTTACCAAATGAGTTAAAACGAGGACAAAAATATCTCTAATTCTTACATAATACCAATATGGACGATTTTAATGTTAGTTCGTTGCATGAATCAAAGAATGAATGGGGTGCGAGATTGTTAACTATTTTAACGCCATTGGTTATTGAAGGTTTTAAGTCTATTTTTGACGAATCCGTTAAACTATGCAAAGATAACAGAGAAATGGACAAGTATTTAATGACATTTCAAAATTTGATAACTCGCATTCCAAAGTGGAATCCAATCATTATTGAACAAGAACGAAAGCGAATTATTGATCGAAGTGGTTGCGGATATTTAGAAGAATTAGTTACATGCGTACATATAATTCAGTTAAAGTTGCTAACTGCTATGCGTGTTGGTCAGAAACAAAAAAAGATCGATATTAATATACCAAAGTTAGACGATTTTATTCACAAGGCATATATTAATGTAGCGCGAAAAATATATAAAAATGTGTATCTATTTGAAATCAATGCACCGCCTTTGCAAATACAAAAACACAACCGAGAATTGGAGACAATTGTTCAAGAGTGTATTTTGAATGCAGTTAGAGAGAGCATTCCAATTGAACATATTTTGAAGGCATATATGGATGAAACAGTGGAAGATGATGTTATTGAGGAGATCAAGGAGCAACAAGTTGAAAAGAGTGAGGCTGTAAATGCCAGAGGAGAGACAACATTTATAAGTGAAAGTGAAAAGGGAGGCACAAAAGAAGAAGCAAAGAGCGAAGGTATAAAATTTAACGACGTAGATCAGGCAGTAAATGAAAAAGGAAAAGAAGAGCTTATAAATGCTCCCAAAACTTTAGAGCGCTTAGAGGAAATAAGTAATTTAAGAAATATTCAAAGAAAGATGGATGAAGAAGCGGATGCAGATAGTGATAACGAGACGTTAAAAATATCAGATGAATTAGTGGATCTAAATAGTTTAGACGTACATATAATTGGAGAACAGCCAATGAAATTAGAACCCGATTTTTTATTAAATGATATTGAAGTTTTAGCATAAATAGTTGCGTTAAACTAACAAATGAAATGTAAAAATATATTGTAAATGGATAATATATTTTTAGTAGCTGGGATTATATCTGTTATTTTCTTTGTTGTCAAATTTTTGGAAATGCAATATATTGAAAAGGAAAGCAAGCCTTTAAAAGTATTGATTAGAGATACCTTGGTTGTATATGTTAGTGTTGTATTAGGAAGCTTTATTTTGGAGCAATTGAGTCCAGTGATTAAAGAAACTTCGGAAGTAGCAAGTCCGATTGCATTTACTGATAATCCTCCATTTTAAGTATGGAGCCAAGGTCATTGCTTACCTGCCAGTCCATACCTTAACAAATTTACCGTGCACCATTTTATTATTAAAATCTTGTATATATTGATCATAATTATAATGAAATGCTTGATGATGATTAAATATGTGACCAAATACAGATCTAAGATTTGGATATTCTTCGGCAAAAAGCAATCCCATTATTCTTTCTAACCCGCATCGATCAGTTCTATTATTAATAACACCTATTAAATTAGTGATCTTATATTTAGATTCTAACATCTCTAAAAAATGCAAATTAATGTATGCTTGAACACCAAAACAAAGATTAAATTTATTGTCATTTTGTTTTAAACTCATAATGTCAGTCTCAGAACCTTGTAATTTTTTTTTTAGATGAAAATTATTTTTTAAATTGCTACAAATTCTTAATAAATTATTTAAATTATCTTTATCATATGCATGATGCCATAATGGCAATACTGGGCATTTGATTTTTTCAAAAGGAATTCTACTGTGAATAAAAACACTATCGTGTATTATGACCGCATTATCAAACCATTTATGTCTTAAAAAGTATATGTATGGCAATAGTTCGCCACGCTTTGGATATTCTGATTGAATAATTTCAATGTTGTTGTAATTATGATCTGCACTTACAAATTTATAATCACTATTATCGTCGATAATTATGATTTGTTTTAAAGGATAATGTGTTCTTATTAGTTTTACACATTGATTCCAATATTTATTTGTTAGTTCTGAGTTAACATGCCTTGTGATAATAAATCCATATCTCATTATACATATATATATTTATAATTTATTTATAAATTATAAATAAATTATGAAACTATGATGCTATGTTTCTTAAATCATTTACACATAATATGAAGGAAGCTCGTCTATGTTCATGACAATTTCACCTTTTGAAAGCCCATTTTTTGAAATAACAAATTTGCTAAATTCAGGACGTTCTAATTGGGCGTTAGGGCTATGATTATGGACATATCGTGCAATCATTTTATACAATTTAAAATCTGGATATCGTTCTGCGCCATTATTTTTATATAATACATTAACACCATTATCATCAGTACACCATTCTACGATTAATTTTATAATAGGATCACAACTATTTATATTTTTAATGCTATCCATATCATCTATAATATAATCAAAAATAGAACATGCTAGCCGACACAAATAAAAACTGAAATTAGGTTCTAATCGTGGTTTTTTATCGTTAAAATATGGTTCAGTATTGTATTGTGTAACTGCATCTCCGCCTGTCTGAAAACTATCACTGCAAAACAATTTATTATCAAATTTATAAATAGCTCGCCCGAAATCAATGATTTTAAATATTTTGCCAAAAGTTGGCACCTTGTAATACTTCTTTTTATATAAATAATACAAATACTTTTTGTTAGTTGGTATGTACATAATATTATTGGTGTGTAAATCATTGTGAGTAAATGAAAATAATTTCTGATACGTGATTAAAGACATTATTACTTGCATTAGCAAAGACATCCACTCATCTTGAGACAAATCGGAATTTAAAATTAGATCATCTAATGTACTTTCGCAATGTTCCATGCAAATAACTTGTACTGGAAATTTTTGAATAGTTAAAAATAATTTTTCTTCTTCAAAGTCGGAGACAGATTCAAATGAACCCGAACACTCTGAGTTAGCCGATCTAGATCCAGTTTCTGATTCATAACTTTCAGAACCAACAGATTTAAAACCGTCCAAATCTTCAATCAAATCGGTATCTTCATTAATGTCATTTTCGTTTGTATGAGATGTTCTAGATGAACACGATGATCCTGATTTAAGACTAGCTGATTTTTTTTGATCAGTAATATCAATTGAATTTGTAATATCAACTAGATCTATATTAAGTGTTTTTACGTTATCTAATGAAAATGATTGACCATTTGCATTTGCATTTGCATTTACATCTTCAAATATATTGTCAAAAATGGTTTCATCTATTGATTTAACAGATAAAATTGATTTTTGTGAAATATTCATAATATTTAGTGGCTTTAAAGACGGTTCTAACATACTTTGACCCTGCATTAAATGCGAATAATCTTCTACCGTAAACAGTGTGCCTTTTTGTTTGTTGAAAAACTCAGATTGAATTAAATAATCGATATCATCAATTACATTAATCTTGTAATTGTTTTTAACAGCTAAAAAGGATCCATAATAATCTAGCCCATGAATAAAATTGTGATGATGCAGTACTTGACTAGTCAAGAATGAGAAAAAACCGTCAATGTAGGAAGAATTGTTAGGATCTTCTAGCTTTGGATGCACTTTTTTTGTCTTATCAATAGATGGCAAATTAAATAAATGTGAATCCAAATGATTATATTTGCCTACTAAATACTTGAATGGATCTAACAAAGGTGCCATTTTAATGAATACCTTTTGTGTCATTGTAAAATCTTCATCATCAGAAATGTTTTTCAGTTTGCAACTATAAATGTGCTCATGTTCAAAAGAAACTTCCTTGTCATTTGCTTTATTTTTTAAGTCCTTAATGTCTGACATGCTCCACATATGATTTAAATTAATAGAGTTAAAGTTGGTATTGTTTAATGAAAAAAATTTGTCATAAATTGGTATATAGTTTTGCACATTCGATAAAGCAATATTAGGATTCGATTGAAATTTGTTAAAGAGATTTACATTCTTCCTCTTTTGATAATTTACTGTAATTGCCATTAGCTAATAAAAATAAAATTATAAGTTATATTTAACTTATTATAAAGAATAAACAATAATTCTTCTAAACTAACAAACGCCTAAATAAATATGATCGAAATAAATATGACCGAAATAAATATGACCGAAATATATGACTATTCGGTTGCGTAAATTAAAGTTTTTTTTTAAAATATATAATAATAATAAATGAATTTAGAGCTAAAACGTTTTGACATGAAATCGATCAGTTTTAAGCCGAATGAATCAAAAGGTCCTGTAGTAGTTTTAATAGGTCGACGTGACACTGGTAAATCATTTTTGGTAAAAGATTTATTATATTATCATCAAGATATTCCAATCGGTACTGTTATTTCTGGAACTGAAGAAGGCAACGGATTTTACGGCAAATTGGTGCCAAAATTGTTCATACACAATGAATATAATACTGCAATTATCGAGAACATTTTGAAGCGACAGAGGCAAGTTTTGAAGCAGATTAAAAAGGAAATGGAACAATTTAAAAGATCCACGATAGATCCTCGAACTTTTGTTATCATGGATGACTGCTTATATGATAACACGTGGTCAAGAGACAAATTAATGAGACTCCTCTTCATGAACGGTTAATTTATGAATGGTTGCCATTGGTGCCAGCATATTGAATGTTTGCCGTTAAGAGTTATTCCAAAAGAATAGCTAGTGTTCTTTTTTGTTTTATTTAAAAAAGAATGCAACACGTCCAAATTGCGGGGATATCTTGCTAGGATTATGCTACTAAACCATTTAGGAAACTAGGATGGTGGCTTATGCTAACAACATAAGGTATAGTAAAAAGGCATAATATAAAGACAATCCGCAGCCAGT